GTCGACAGCGACTCCACTCCCGCCGTCATCCGGCCGCAGTGGAACGGCTCGTGGCCGTCGGCAAGAGGCGCCGAGAACGACGTGATGATCACTTACTGGGCTGGCTACGGCCCGTCTTCGCTGTTCGTGCCTACGCCAGCCCGCCACTGCATCCTCATGCTCGTGGCCTCGTGGTACGCCAATCGAGAGGCCGTCGTCCAGGGCGGCATGAATCCAGTTCCCATGGCCGTCGAGGTGCTTCTCGGGGCGATCAACTGGGGGCAGTACCGCTGACATGCCTATTCGTGCTGGCGATCTTCGCGAGGCTGTCACGGTTCAAGTTGCGACCGAGCAGACCAACGATTACGGCGAGGCCACTCTGACGTGGTCTGACTTCGCCACCCGACGAGCGGCGATTCGCGGCTTGCGGGTCGACGAAGTGATGAGCGCTCAGGGTCCGTACACGGTCGCCACGCACGAGGTCGAGTTCCGGTACGTGCCGGGGCTCCAGGCTGGCATGCGGCTGATCTGGAGAAGCCGAACCCCGGCCAGGACTCTGGACGTCATTCAGATCACCGAGGACACCAGCCGGGAAGGCCAGAGACTTGTTTGCAAGGAGCAAGTCTCGTGATCACGGTCGAACTTCAGGGCCTGGACGAACTTCTGGAGTCCATCCGCAAAATCCCCACGTCCATAGATCGAAGGTCCGTCTTTGAGGACGTCGCCCAGCAGTTCTCGGCAAGGCTCCTCGCGGCGACCCCCAAGGGCTACAGCGGCAAACTGCGAGACTCGGTGATCTATTCGGCCGACGACGAGCAGGGCGAGGTCGGGTACGAGGCCGGGGTGGAGACAGCCGGAGACGCCAGCCTGGACAGCGTGATCAAGCCCAAGAAGCGGGGCAAGTCCGTCCTGGCTCGGAACTGGGTCAGGCCTTCGGAACTCGAAGCCGTGCTTCAGGAGACATTCGACGCCTACGCCTCAGAGGGCTCGGTGTACATGGAGTCGCGTTTCGCCGAGGAGTTGAGCCGTGGCCTATCCTGAAAAGTGGCTCCGATCCAAGTTGGACGAGGCGACGACGGCTGGCATCCATCCGATTCTCGCCCCCCAGAACGCTCCCTTTCCGCTGGTCGTGTACCGCAGGACCGGCACCCGCCGGGAGCGAAACATGGTCGGCAACGTCGGCAGGCCGATTGCCACGTTCTCGGTCTCGATCGTGGCCGAGACTTACAGCCAGGCCAAGGACATCGCCGAGGCGATTCGGCTCAACGTCGACAACTTTACGGGCGACTATTCAGGGCTGACAATCGTATTTACCTCGCTCGTGTCGGAGGCGGACAACATGGAACGTCCCCCCGAAGGTCAGGCGAAGCCGCTGTATCGCGTTGATCAAGTGTACGAAGTTCGGTATCACGAAAGCGTCCAAGGAGGGGCGTAAAACATGGCTTACGAATCCGCACAGGGCTTGTCGTTCGTTTTCAGCGGCAAGACTTTCCTGCTCACGAGCATCTCGTTCAACAAGAAGGTCGCCGAGGTCGACGTCACTGACTTGAAGACGCCACACGGTGCGTTTCGTTCGTACCGCCCCGCGCCTGTCCGCGACGGCGACGAACTGTCGATCGAGTTCTATGGCATGGACTTCCCGCAGATGACTGCGACCGGCACTCTCGTCTGGTCGATGGACAACTCGGGCTCCAACTCCGCGCTGATCTCGGCTCTTCCGACCGTTGCCCTCTGCACGTCGTCGCAGTTGCAGGCTGCGGCTGGCGAACTGATCAAGGGCTCCGCGACGCTCCGAATCACGCTGACTTGATCGCATGCCGTACGTATCGGCACACGGCGCCACGTTTACGTGGGGCACGTTCACTTTCCAGATTACATCGTTGCAAGTTGCTGCCAACGCAGGAAGCGAGATCGACATCACGTCGATGTCTTCCGAGGTTGTCAGCGACCCAGCGAACAGCAATCGAAAGATGATCGTGCCCGACTACGACACGGCCGTGTCGGCGAGGTACGGCAGCGACTTTTCGATCGAGTTTTACGCATCACCGGACCTCACGGCGACGAACTACTTCGACGTCGTTGGGTCTAAGCGTGCGTTCACGTTCAAACTTCCGTCCAACGAACTTGGAACGGGTGTAGGTCTTTCTATTCAGAAAACGGCAATCCTGACTCAGATGCAGTTGGGTGCGACCACCGGGGAGTATGTGAAGGGTTCGGCTACGTTTCGCGTCACGGGCATGTGATGCCCGTCGTTTTCAACAGGAAGATGAGGTAGATAGATGGCTCTGAGCAAGGCGGCGATCATCGCTGCGGACGACAAGAAGATGGTCGATCACGACGTCCCCGAGTGGGGCGGCGCGGTCAAACTCCGAGTGATGACTGGCACCGAGCGAGATCGGTTCGAGTCCGAGTTCGTCAACGGCAACAAGAGCGTCGACATGGTGCGGGCGAAGTTGGTCGCCAAGTGCCTGTGCGACGAGAAGGGCGAGCGGCTCTTCACAGAGACCGAGATTCCCCAGTTGGGCGAGAAGTCCGCTGCGGTCCTCGACCGGCTCTTCGCTGAGTGCATGAAGTTGAACAGGTTCTCGAAAGAGGACGTGGACGACCTCGCAAAAAACTCCTAGACCGTCCCCGCAGGCTCTTCGAGTTCAGGCTCGCCCTCGCGCTCGGACGGTCTCACGCCGAACTTCTCGAATCGGTCGACGCGGCCGAACTCGCAGAATGGGAGGCGTATTGGACAATAGAACCATGGGGAGACGAGTGGCGAAGGTCCGCTCGTCTCGCCACGGCTCTATGCACTGCCTGGGGCTGTAAGCGTCTGGAGGAAGAGATGCTGATGCCCAGCCACCGTAAACGCCAGCAGACCACCGACGAGATGCTCGGTGAACTGTGGAAGTTGGCTTCCGCCAACGGGGCGAGGGGCTGACCATGGCTACGATCGGCAGTTTGTCTGTTGCGTTCACGGCGAACCTGAGCGATCTCGAATCGGGCATCGAAAAGGTCTTAGACCTTTTCGACGACCTGACCGAGGCCGTCGAAGATATCTCGGAGAAACTTGATTCCGTCGCCGAGAAGACGATCACTGTTAAGACGAAGGCCGACACGGACGAGATCAAGAAAGCATCGAAGGATGTAGACGACCTCAAGAGCAACGCCGAGTCGAAGAACGCAAAAGTCAAGGTTTCTGCCGACACGGATGACTTGATCAAGAGCCTTGAGTCGAGCAGCGCGATCGGAGACCAGTTGAGTCTCGCGTTTCGCGAAGAGGCGAAGGACATGTCAGACGGCTTCGCTGCGTTCGGAGCGAAGGCCGCGACTGCGTTCAAGACGGTCGGGTCTGCTGCAACTGGCCTGGGGAATCTCCTCGATGGAACGAGGCTTTCCGTCGACGGGCTTGTTTCCTCCATGGCGAGGCTCAGCGCCGCGTCGGCAAGCGTCAGGGAGTTGACAAACTCACTGGCCGACGAGGCCGGGGTTTTCCTTCAATACGTCGGCGGAACAGGGACAGTCTTGGCGGCGTTCGCTGGCAGCGTCGCATCGTCGGCGGCTGTCATTGCCGCGTTCGGCGCTGCCGTGGCCGCTGCCGTCGTTCGGACTGTAGTGTTCCGTGGCGTTCTCGCCCTGGTCAGGGTCGCCGCGTCTGGGCTGTCAGAAGAGTCTCGCGCGTTTGTTACTGAGTGGGCGGCTGTTGCGGCAGGAATTGTGTCCTCTGCCGCAGCAGCAGGGGCAGCAGCAGCAACCTTCTCGATCCTCTCTGGCTCGATAACGTCCGCGTCAGCGTCGGCTTCGCTTCTAGCGAGGACGATGGAGGGCATTTCCTCTGTCGTAAAACAAGCCGCGTCCTCCATTGCGAGCCGCATGGGGCAGATCGTCACCCTCTTCAGTCTTGCGACGGTGGCTTCAGGCAAGTATGCGTCCGCTCTCGACTCGATCGGCGCCAAGGCTGAGTCCATCCGCAACATGGCCGAGCGTTTCGGCGCAACAACCGGCGAGATGGAGGTGCTGACGTTCGCGGCTGAATCTGCGGGCGTGAGCATGAGCCAACTTGCTAAGGCTTCGCAGTCGTTCTACACCAACGTCAGCAAGGTCAAGATCGGGCAACTCAATGTCGACTCTGTTCAAGAGGCCAAGTTCGCCTTCGACAGACTCGGCGTCTCCATTGATGAACTGAGAAACAAGAGCCCGCAGGAAGTGTTCGGGCTTGTCTCGGAAGAACTCCTGGCCGTCAAAGACCCGGCAGACAGGGCCGCGATCGCGTTCGACCTCTTCGGCAAGCAGGCTGTAAACGTCCTGCCTGCATTGCGAGGCCTGAAGGAAGCAGCCGCTGACGCCGCGAGACTCGGCACCGTGACGAAGGACATCGACTTCAAGATGTTCGAGGGCGTCGATGCGTCGTTTGACCGTCTGAAGCAAGCCAGCGGCAACCTGTCGCAGACCATGATGGTCGCGTTTGCTCCGCTCCAGGCTGGCATCAACAACTTCCTCGCCGACCTCCAGGGCGGGCTGGCCGCCGCCCTTGGGCCCGTCCGCACTCTCATGGCCGCCGCGACGGTGCCGATTCAAGTTTTCCTTGAGGTCGTCGGCCGCGTGATGAACATCCTGCTTCGCATGATCGGCGTCGCCGGAACTTTTGCGACGGCCCTGCTTCAGGCAACGGCGATCGCCCCGGCATGGACGGCGCTGGGGAGCGTCATCAAGGAGGCGCTCAGTTACATCGAGCAGGGCGTCGACTTCGCGCAGAACATCGCGTCGACTTTCTCTTCGCAACTCAATCCGACGATCGACGAGTCTGCGAGCATGTTTGATCGTCTGGCGTTCGCTGTCAAGACATTCACGGCTGTGATCATCTCGGCTGGCGTTGGATCGGCCGTCATGCAGGCGTTCGGCGTTCAGGCCGGAGCAGCGCTGGCGAAGTTCGCGGCTGGTCTCCTGAAACTCAACTTCGCGACGATCTTCGGCGGCATTCTCAAGTTGGTTCGCATGCTGACATTTGACATCGTCGCTGCATCGTCGCGATGGGTCGCGAGCATGATTCTCATGGGGACGTCGACGATCGCTGGCCTGCTGACGCCGTTTATGACGTCTGTAGCAACAATCATCACGGGCAACTCTGCGATCGCCGTGGCCTCAACGGCGGCCGGATACGCCATGGCGGCTGCGTGGGTCATCGGCACGCTAGGCCTCGCCGCGATTGCCGTGGCGATCATCGCCGTCATTCAGAACTTCGACGAACTCTATGCCTACTTCGCCGATTTCGGAAACAACGCCGCGAGGCTCTTTACGCTCGAAGGACTGGGCGAGGCGGCTACGGCCGTCGTGGATGCCATCAAGGGCGCGTTCAAGTCGTTGGCAGGATGGGTCG